CCCATTGAAGAACTAACCGTTAAGCCATAAGAATATTTAGCTAAATCTTGCTTAGAAAGTTCTTCAATTACGGGTTGTGCTACTAGTTCGGGGATTACGATGTTCCCGTCTGCTGTAGTTAAACCGTCCCGCTTTTCACCGTGGGAACGGATATAGTTATCAAAGGATCTCAATTCTGCTTGTTTCGTTTCGTTGTTTGGATCTAAAGTTTCAATAGGCATATGTTTGCCCTCGCTTTCTTTTTTATTTAAATAGTTTTCGTATGATCTGGCGGCGGCGGTAGAAACTTCAGTTTCATCATAAGCCGCAATAGAAACCACGCTTACATCATATAAATTACTGATCTGCTTAACGGTTCTTACCGTCTTGCCGTCGGTATCAGTAGTAAATTCGTCACCATTGTCAGCCACATCAAAGCTGAATGAGCAATGGCTTAAATTACCGTTTTGGATTTGTTTATAAGCGTCAGCGATATAACTAACGCCGGTATCTAATTGGGCATCAAACCTCAACCCCGTTTCATCAACGGTTAAAGTAAGATTGTTGTTGACTACACTGGCTAGGATCTGGTTATAGTCGTGATTAAATAACAAGACCACCTTAGATAAATCAGTATCAGCCAACGCATTAGGGTCGATGATCTCAATGAAGCCCCCTAAATCCTTGCTGGGTACGTTGAACTTCAAAGCGTAACCGCTAATACTGGTATCTTGCTTAGGGTCGTCTTTGGGTTCGTTATCCTGCTTCTTATCGTCAGTACCTTGCTGGGTATCGTCTGACTTTTTGCCAGTGTCTTCTTTGTCGTCGTTCGGTTCGTTAGCTCGTACTTCTGAATCGTCTAACAACAACTTTTCTAAATTAGTTCCCATTTGATAATTCCTTTCTCTCGTCCCCATTTTCCAATGGTTCCAAGTTCATCATTTTACGGGCTTCATTAATCGTTATGATTCCGGCATTGTATTGTTCCATGGCCATGGTTGATTGAGCTTGCACATTAGTATTTAGTAACCTACTTAAATCATACTCAAAGTGCTGGCCAAGTTTGAACTCTAATTCGCCGGTAATCGCGGCCATGTAGTTAGATAAGGCATGCTCTACATAAAAACTTTTAGCCTGCTCAGCGTTACTATGCTCGCTTTCAATTCCCAGCCAATCAACCGGAATGCCGTACACCGTTGCAATATCTTTTTTGCTGGCGTTCTGAACATCACTGATTAATTTAACAATATTAGTGTCAGTATTTGAGTTCAGGGGATCAACCGAAATAGTTTGATCCGTGACAATGGTTCTACCAGCATTATCACCCGTTACAGAACTCTCAAACGCATTTCTAACGCTGTCTTTGGCTTCTTGGTCAACAGCCCCAGCGTTTAAAGTTAAATGCCATTTAGCGTAACCAGTATCAAAATAGTTATTGCGCATGCTATCCGCTTGGTTCATGGCGTTGCGTTGCTGGTGTAGGGCTTGTAGGGGTGACACCCCTTGTACGCCCCTAACGGGGAATAACTTGAAGTGCAAAATATCAGCGTTCTTAATTTGACCTTTACGTTTAGAACTATCCGCCCAGTAATATCTTGGATCTTGGTCGTCAGTATCATACTCGATTCGTACATTGCCATATGGGATAAACTCAAAGCCAATTACAGCATTATTTAAGCTTGACCGGTCAACATAACAAAATGAATTACCGTACAGCAGTAAGTTGGTGAATAATGACTGTTTTAGGTCATGGCCATTAGTGAAGTCGTTGGGATCATCGTTTAAGATCTTTTCTAGTTTGCTACTATCCGACTTAATCCGGTTACTGGCCAGATCCCCAGCAATTAGGCTCACTGCTGAAAAGATAGCACTGTTTCTGTAGCCACTATCAAGCGGTACTTCTCCGGTGTTATCGGCCCAGCTGCTAATTACTTCAAAAATGGGATCGTTAATCGGTTCAATAGCCTTTTTTCTTTTAAAAATACTCACCGTGTAGCCCCCTATCTTTTTTATTTAGTTTAGTGGTGGATTATTACCTTGTTTTTGTTAGTAAAATCCTATTAAATCAACGTTTAAATTAGTTAACCCCCTACATACACATGTGTTTTTCAGCAACATTTCTGTAAGATGACTTCATTGTATGGCGGAAAGCCTTGGGAGAGTAAGGCCT